TCTTCCATCTTTTTAATTTCATGAGGCTTTGCTTGGTCAATGGCCTCTAACTCTTCATCTGCAAGTTGACCAAACTCACGTTCTTCTCGTTTACCTAATTTAGATATATCGTCTGTTGTTATCTCTTCTAAAGCCGCAATAGTCTCATTCATATCTTTGACCGTAGCTTTTTGAGCCTTTGCCTTGCGAGCCGCAGGTAAAGCAATAAGACCACCAAGAATGCCACCCGTTACTGCTGCTGCACCAATATTAAAAGCACTTTCTCCCAGTGTGCCTACAGGGTCAAATGGCGCACGAGCAATCTCTAATCCTGTTTGTATAGTTGCTGTACCTGCGCCTACACGCAATGCAGATTGAGCAACGCTACGTCCAAGACCAGCACCACCAAAAGGCAAAGCAACAAGATTTATAGGGTCAAATAAACCAGCAGCAACATTGGCTAAGAAACCATGCTCATACATAATCTCTCGTCTTGCTTGGCTTTCTCTAATGTGCCGCTTCATATCTGCCATATGATCTGCATTTTTGGCATTAATTAATGTGGCACTAAATTCTTCAAACCCCTCCATATCTTGTGATGCATTGTATGTAGGGTCTTCTTCATCAGCATATTTAATTTCGTTATTTATATACTCATAGATTGGGTCATATTGATAACCCATCTGTGCTTTTACAAGGTCGCTAAAGGTTGATTTACCTGCCGCAACTTCTCGTTCTTTGTTGATGGTTACACCAACATTCATGCCATATGGGTTTACTTCATACATTAATTAGGCTCTCTTCTCGTAGGAGAAAAAGCAAGTATCTCACCATCAGGATTTGTAACAGGAGTAAGCTCATTATTAACATCTAAAGTCATAACCATATATGTTACCTGACTATCGCCAGAAAATCTTTGCGGCATAAGATAGGCTTTTCTTTTCCCAGACATTGTTACTTTATGTAATCTATCTTTGTCTCTGTCGTATGGTTCTGCCATCCAATCAGCATATCCATTGTAGGCTTGCATCAATGTGCCAACCATACCAATGCCAGTAAACCTAGAACCTTCCATACCTTCTTCATCAGCAGGTGATTGACCAGTGCCTGTGAGCGTAAAGTTAGGCGGCAAGCTAGCCTCAACATAGCTAATAAATTCACTGCGAGCATCTGCATCAGGTATTGTTTTAGTTAAAGAATATCTTGAGCGACCAACATCTCTTACTC